GTTTGCCAGTCGCTCGTTACTTTTATGAGAGCGGACCCGAAACCATACGGAACCGGAACCAAGGAACCCGTTCCGCTTCCGTTCCGTTTGACATCGTTCCGTTCCGTAACACATGAAACGACACGGAAGGGAACAAGCGGACCTGGTGAAGGCGTGCGCCGCGCGACACGGCGTCACTCCGCGCGCCGTGCGGAAGTGGCGCGACCAGGTGGATCCGCGTTGGAACCAATTTCTCGCCGAGCGCGCGGCTGCCGGAATGATCCCGGTCGGCTCGGCCGCGCCGGCCGCTCCGTCAATTCCACGCGAGTGGTCGGATGAGGACCTGACTTTGGAAAACCAGATCCGGAAAATGAAAGAGGCCACCGCCGACCTTCGCGAGCGCGCCGAGTTGGCCAAGTCCGTCGGCGACCTGGACGCCGAAATGTCGCTCCGCCGCATGTGGCTCCAGCACGCCGAGGCCCTTCGCCGTCTCGAGAAAGACGCCCCTGGCATCAGCGCCGCTTCCGGCGATGTCGTCAACCGCAAGCAAGCCGTCCAGGTTCTCATGCAATACTCCGCCGCCATCGCCGCCGCTCTTTCGAACCTCCCTGACCGCATCCTCTCTCTCCTCCCTCAAGTCGCCGACGACATCGCCGCCAAGATCCGCGCTGAGGCCGAGGAGGTCCAGCGCGCCGCCCAGCAGATCAACCCCGATGCCCTCGCTTCTTGATCCCGCAGCTCGCGAGCAACTCTCTCGCATCTGGCAACCCAGCCTTCGGCCGACCGCCCTCGAGTGGGCACAAGAAAATGTCACCCTCGACAAACGCTTCTCCCCTCGCCCCGGCCGCTACGACGCCGACTACACACCCTACCTTCGCCAACTCCACCTCTGGTTCTCTGATCCAAAAATCCGTCAGCTCACCTTTGTAAAAAGCGCCCAAGTCGGCGGCACCACCTGGCTCGCGAACTGCCTCATGTGGGCCATCTCCGAGGACCCCGGCCCCATCCTCTATGTGACCAGCACCAACGAAAACGCCAAGTCCTGGTCCGAACGCGAGCTCCATCCGCGCCTCCGCGCCTGCCGCGCCCTCAAGCCCCTCCTCCCCTCCAACGACGACGACTTCCGAAAAACCGAGATGCACTTCGCCAGCTGCACCCTCAAGCTCGTCGGAGCCTGTTCCGAGGGCAACCTCGCCTCCCGCCCGATCCGCTACCTCTTCGCCGACGAGGTCGACAAGTGGCCCGACGACTCCTCCCTCGAAGCCCCTGCCCTCGAGCTCGCCATGGCGCGTCTGAATTTCTACCGCAAAGTCTCCAAGGCCTGCCTCACCTCCACCCCCACCGTCGAGACCGGCGCCATCTGGTCCCACTACCTCGCCGGATCCCAGCACCGTTTCCACATCACTTGCCCCGATTGCGGCCACGCCCAGCCCCTCCTCTTCGAGCAGCTCAAATGGCCCGAGCACCACCGCGACCTCGCAGGCATGTGGGACCTCGAAGCCGTCGAGCGCGACACCGTCTACCACTGCTCCGCCTGCCAGAGCCCATGGAATCAAGCCCTCCAAACCGACCTCGTCCGCCGAGGCCAGTGGATCGCCGGAAACCCCAAAGCCCCCTCCGACCACATCTCCGCCCACATCTCCGCCCTCTACTCACCGCAGATTTCCTGGGGCAGCCTCGCCCGCATTTTCCTCCAGAAAAAAGAAACCACCGGCGGCCTCCACGATTTTTACAACAACTTCCTCGGCATCCCCTGGGAAAACCGCGCCGCCCAGGTAAAAGAAGACGCCATCCTCGCCCTCCGCGACCCCACCTACCGCATCGCCACGCTCCCCTGCGAGCCCGTCGTCCTCACCCTCTGCGCCGACCCCGGCGAACGCCAGACCCACTGGACCGTCGAAGCCCGCATCCAATCCGGCGAGAGCTGGCTCATCGACTACGGCACCGTCCTCGCCATCGAGGACTTGATCAGCCCCGAGTTCCTCGCGGCCCGCCGCTACCATTTCGGCGAAAAAACATTCACCCCCCGCTTCGGCCTCATCGATTCTGGCTGGTCCGCCGAGCGCGTCTACACCGTCTGCGCGAAATCCGGCGGCGTCTACATGCCCTCCAAAGGCTCCACCGCCAGCTTCGGCACCTGGACCCAGTCCGCCGTCAACGGCTACCCCAGCCTCCGCCTTGTCACCTATGTCGATCTCACCGCCAAGACCGAGCTCTACCTCGAGCGCGTGAACAAAAAAATGCCCCCCCTCCTCCACCTCCCCGCCGACACCGGCACCGACTTCATCGGCGGCCTGACCGGCCAGCAACTCCTCCAAAACAAAAACTCCCGCCTCAGTCCCTTCTTCTGGAAAAAAGTCGCCGAAGACCATTACGGCGACTGCACCAAACTCCACGGCGTCGCCTGGTGGGTTCTGAAATGAATGAGCTGGCACTTTTCGCAGGCGCTGGTGGAGGAATACTTGGAGGCAAACTCCTTGGATGGCGCTGCGTTTGCTCTGTTGAAAGAGACGGATATGCCCGCAACGTTTTGCTGGCGCGACAAAACGACAGAATGCTTGAGCCTTTTCCAGTTTGGGATGATGTCACAACGTTCGACGGAAGACCATGGCGCGGCCTTGTTGACGTGGTATCGGGAGGATTTCCTTGTAACGACATCAGCGTTGCGAGAGCAATGTGGGGTCGAGCCGGTTTGGAAGGAAAACGATCCGGCTTATGGCGGGAGAACTTGCGGATTATTGGCGAGGTTCGTCCGACCTATGTATTCGGTGAAAATAGTCCGGCGCTACGCACCTGCGGACTGGCCTCGATTATCGCAGGACTTGCCGAAATCGGGTATGCATCACGCTGGATCGTCTTGGGAGCTGATAGTGTTGGATTGTATCACAAACGCGACCGGTTATGGTTCTTCGCTGCCGACACCAACAGCCCGCGATTGGAAGGATACTTTCGGAATGGGGACCAAGCGAATGGATGGGAAAACACGATTGGACCGGCTGCCGATGCTGCTTTTCAGTCTTGTGCGTTCTGCGGGTATATCTTTGAAGACGCTCAAGGCGCTTACGGATGCGAGAATTGTGGAGGTGAAGGGCCGGGGGGAGGTTTTGATTTCTGGTCAGGACTACTGCCCCGAGTTGCCGGAATGGGTCATGGGATGGCCAGTTGGGTGGACCGCATTAGAGCCGTTGGAAATGGACAGGTTCCAGCAGTGGCAGCTCTCGCATGGAAAATCTTAGCCTCCCCCTCCGTGCTCTCCGTGTCCTCCGTGGTTAAATCCTAGTCTTTGACACCCTCCCGCCATCGTGGACCAGCACGCCCAAGCCCTCGCCGGATTCAAAGCCTACCTCAAAGCCCTCGGCAAAACAAAAGCCGAGCTCCTCACCATGGCCGCCGATCTCGCCAACGGCCTCGATGATGTGACGATCACCAGCATCTCCGGAGACGGCACCGCCTCGAGCGGCCAGCTCAGCCTCCTCCCTCGCGAGCTCAAGATCTCCGCCATCATGGAAGTCTACCAGGAAGGCAACGCCCCCCGCCAACTCGCCAGCATCATCGACCGCTCCCTCTACGCCAGCCCGCTTTGACACCCGCCTCGAGGCATGGCCTCGAAAATCAAAGCAAATTCAAAGAAATCAAATCGCGGCGGACCCCGCCCAGGCGCAGGCCGCCCACCGAAAGCCGCCGCCTTCGAAGCCGCAGAGTTCTCCCGCCAGCGCGGCCTCATCGTCCTCGACACCTTTGAGCCCAGGCGCGAAGCCCCACCCCAGACCCGCCTCACCCTCCTCAAGAAATCCCGCTGGCTTTACAATAATCTCGGCGTCGCCTCCTACCTCGTCGAGCATTTGGCCCAGCGCGCCGTCGGCACCGGCATCGTCCCCCAAGCCCAAACCACCGACCCCGCCTGGAATCGCCTCGCCGAGCGCGCCTTCGAGGATCGTGCCTGTGCCGAAGCCTGGGCCTTCGATGCCTCCGCCCAGGTCAACTTCTACGGAGCCCAAAGCCTCATCCTTCGTCAGGTCGCCGTCGATGGCGATTTCTTCGCCCAGCTCCTCACCACCTCCACCGGAGCCGCCCGCGTCCGCTTCCTCGGCGGCGAGACCGTCGGCAGCACCGCCGACTCCTCCGAGCGCGCCTTCGACGGAGTCCTCCTCGATAATTTCGGAGCCCCCGTTAGCTACCGCGTCATCACCGACCGAGCCTCTGGAAAGTTCCAGGATGTCCCCGCCCCCGACATGCTCCACTTCCGGCACATCCGCCGCCACGGCTACCCACGCGGCATCTCCTGGATGCACAACGCCATAATCAACTGCCACGATCTCCTCGAGTATTTGGCTTACGAAAAAGGCAGCGCCAAAGCCGGTGCCCAGATCGCCTACGCCATCACCAGCAACGAAGCAGTCCGACTCGGTGGCGGCCTCGGCAGCGTCTCCTCCGGCGACAACCCCCAGCAAGAAATCTCCACCGAGACCCTTTACAACGGCAACATCATCCCCAAGCTCAAGCCAGGCGAAGCCATTCAGTCTTTTAAAAACGAGCACCCCACCGGAGCCTTCGAGCCCTTCATCGCCACCATCCTCGGCGAGATCGCCCGAGGCATCGGCCTTCCACCCGAAGCCATGATGCTCACCACCGGAGCCGCAGGCACCGAATTCCGAGGCATCCTCGAAGTCGCCCAGAATTTCCTCGAGCGCCTCCAGCAAATGCTCGTCGATCAATTTTGCCGACCATATTGGAAATACTGGGTCTGGCACGAGATCCAAGCCGGACGCCTCCCCTACCCCGGCGACGACTGGTGGCGCTGCGACTGGATCGCCCCGAGAAAAATCACGGTCGATAATGGCAGAGACGGCAGGCTGTATGCCCAACTCCTCGACTCCGGCTACATGTCCTGGGAGCGCTACGCCAACCTCCACGGCCTCGATGCCGAAGCCGAAGAGGAATCCATCCTCACCACCTACATCCGCCGCAAGCAGAAGTGCGAAGCCCTTGGCATTCCACTCTCTGAGGTCTTTCCCAGCTATGCCCAAAATCTCCCTGATCCAACCCCCGCCACCTGATTGCAGGCTTTTTATCAATGCCCTCCGCGAAAAATTTAAACGCCCGCCTCTTCCGGCAGCGGATCCAGCGCCCCCACCAATTCCTCGCCGAGAAGTCCACATCCAGCAACACCTCCGCCCCTGGAGACCCTGACCCCGACTTCCTCGTCTCCATCATGTGCGCGATGATCGAGCAAGCCTTCAAAGACCTCCAAAACGAAGCCACCTACAAATCCCCTCACAAAAACAACGAGATCGCCGACTCCCACCGCACCGCCAAAGCCTTCTTCAACTCCCGCTTCTTTCTCGAGCTCTGCCTCACCCTCAATCTGCCCGCCGACAAAATCCTCCGCCGCGCCCTTGCCTAGCCCCTCTCCCTTTTGACACAGCGCCCGTGTTCGTGAACTCCTGGTATGCCCTCGCTAAAAAACCTGACATCGGCCAAACCGAAATCTCAATTTATGACGAGATCGGCGCTTTTGGCGTCAGTGCCAAGTCCTTCCTCGCCGACCTCCAGCGCATCCCGGCAGATCACACTATCCTGCTTAAAATTCACTCCCCCGGCGGAGAGGTCTTCGACGGCAACGCCATCTTCAACTCACTGAAACGCCGCGCCGCCGATGTCATCGTCCAGATCGAAGGCATCGCCGCCAGCATGGCCACCGTCATCAGTCTCGCCGGGCATCATGTGAAGATGGCCGCAAATGGCTTTTACATGATCCACAACCCCTGGGGCATGGCCATGGGAGACGCAGCCGAACTCCGCGACCAGGCCGAACTCCTCGATAAAATTCGCTCGAACATGGTCGGAGCCTATGCCGCCAAGTCCGGCCAATCCCCCGAGCAAATCAAAGAGTGGATGGATGCCGAGACTTGGTTCACCGCAGAGCAAGCCCTCGCCGCCGGATTTGTGGATGAAATCACCGACGGCCTCGCCATCGCCGCCTCCTCCAACCGCCCCGCCCTCCTCGCAAAATTCCGCAACACGCCCTCCGCACTTTTGACACCCGAGCCTCCGCGTATGGAAAACGAAACCCAACCCGTCGCCGAGCCCGAGGTCGAAATCCTCGACAGCGTCGTCAGCGAAAACGCTCCCGAAATCGTCGAAGCCCCAGCCGCTGAGCCCGCCGTCGAGCCCGTCCTCGAAGCCGAGCCTACACCCGAGCCCGAAGTCATCGAGCCGATCGAAAGCCCCGTCGCCAAGATCGCCGCAGCAGACCAGATCCTCGCCAAATACAACGCCGCCCTCGCCGAGCGCGACGGCGCCCTTGCGGAAGCCCGCAGCTACAAGGCCCAACTCGACACCGAGCGCGAAGCCCTGCAACGCCTCGAGCGCAGCCTCGGCCTCTCCGCCGCCCGCGTCGTCCCAGTCATCGACAACGCCAGCCCCGAAGCCTCCGACCCCGTCGCCGAATACATCGCCGCCGTGGAAGCCGGAGACCGCAAAACCGCCTCGGCCCTCTTCGAGAAACACAAAGCCGCCATCTGGCAGCACCGCAATAAAATTTCCAAGGCCTGAGCCAAGGAGAAACCCAACACCAACCAACCACCACAATGCCCAACACAATCGACAGCTCCCTGGTTGCTGACTCCATCGCTCAGCAAACAAAAACCGTCCTCAGCAAGCGCCTCTCCGCGCTCAACCTCTTCGCCTCCGACTTCAGCTCGGAAGTTAAGAAGCCAAAAGACACCATCCATGTGCCAATCGCTTCCGCGACTGCGTCCACATCGGTGAACCCCACCACCTTCAACAGCATCGGCGGCACGACCCTCGGCAAAGCCAGCGTCGTCCTCGACCACATCTACCAGCCCTTCGGCCTCGCTTACAGCGACCTCCAAAGCGCCCACCGCCTCGAGCGCCTCATCCAGATCAATGTTGACGCGATCGCCGACAAGATTTGGACCCTCGCCACAGCGCCCGTGACCGTTGCCAACTTCGGCGCGGCTGTCGTGGAATCCGCTGAGAGCGCGATCACCGCGACCTCCGGCGACCTTCCCAAGCTCTGGGCAGGCGTCCACAAGTCGATGCGCAAAGGCCTCGTCGTTTCGCCCGTCATCTACTCGAACCTCATCCCGACCTCGACCACCGCGCTCAACCTCGGTGAAGGCGCTTACGGCTTCGAGAACGGCGTCCACTACGCCACCTCGTTCGGCGGCCAAGCAGGCCTCAAGGGCTTCGCATGCTCCCCCGAGGCGCTCGTCATGGCCTCAGGCGTTCCCGCTCTTGCGGACAACGACTACCTCGTCAGCGACAGCGTCACGCTCGACCAGATCGGCCTGACCGTCTCTTACAATGTGTATTCGGACAAGAGCACCCGCTCGCTCATCGCATCGCTTGAAGTGATGTTCGGAGCCGCTCAAGGTCTCGTGGACGGCACGATGGCACTCATCATCCCAGACTAATCCCGCAAAGCGCCCGCACCGCGCTCCTCGCCCGCAAAAGCCCTCGGCAGTCTCACTCCTGCCGGGGGCTTTTCTTTTGACACGCCGCGAGGTTCGTGTCGCCCGCATCACGCAACGCCCTCGCTATCCGCTCCGCGCAACTGCGCCAAACCGCGCACGGCACCACGGTAAAATTTCGCCAGGCTGAGATCCGCGTCTGCCTCGCTCCCGTTTCTATCGGCCTCGACCTCGAGACCGGCGGACTCCGGCAAGGCGGAGAGTTCTCGATCCGCTTTCTAGCCGCCGACCTGCAAAGCCCACCGCGCCGAGGCGAAGCCGTCACCTTCAGCGCCAAGACCTATTTCATCAGCCAGGTCTCCGAGACCCACGCCCCCGGCGAATACCTCGCCACCATGTCCCCAGGAGGTGCCGCGTGAACATCCCCGTTGAGTCCTCCCTCGCCGCGTGGCTCCGCGCCACGCCCGCCTTTGAAGGCATCCCGGTCCACACCGGCCAGAGCGCCGAGACGATCCCAGCCGACTGCTCGGTCCTTTTCGCCGGATGCGAGAATGTCGAGATCATCGGCGGCACGCTCTCACGCGCCACGGCCTCCATCGTCCTCGCTACTCCGTCGCACTTGGAGATCGATCAGCACCAGCAGCTCACTTCCGCGCTCCGCACGGCACTCCGCAATCTCTCAACCCTCGCCGCGCACTTCGAGGGCATCGCATTTGCCGGCGCGGTTTTGACCGGCCTCACGGAATCCCAGTCCGATTCACGCTGGATCTGCACCGCCACCCTCGTCCTCGGCATCGCCGAAATTTGACAGCCCCACCTCAAAGAAATCCACCACCTATGCCAGCAACCTACACATTTGGAATAACAGGCGGAACCGCAGGATCGATGATCGTTAATTCGGTCACGATCTCCGCCACCTCCGCAAAACAAGAACTTCGTGGCGCGAACGGCGAATACGCCGCTGTCGGCTACAACAAATTCAAACGCGAGGTCTCCATCTCCGGCGTCGGCGATGCAGGCTCTCTCGCTGTCGGCGGTGCCCTCGGCAGCATGCCCGGCGTCTCTGGATCTTACACGATTGACCAAATCTCCACCTCCCGATCCATCGACGGATTCGCGGAATTCCAAATCACAGCAACCCAAGACTAATTTTTATGCCCGCACAATTCTACGCCGCCAGCGGAATCACTGCTGATTTCGGAATCCAAGATGAATCCGGCCTCGGCATTCTCATCCAGTCCTACAGCTACGATGTCACCAGCGACAAAGCCGAGATTTTTAACACCGATGGCGAACTCGAGCACTCACACCGCTACGGGAAAAAAGCCACGATCGCCATCAACGGCATCGGCACCGCCGTCCCTGATGTCGGCGACAAGATCACCTCGCTCGTGAATACCGGCGCAGGAGCTCTCGGTGGCACGATCCTCGTGGACAGCGTGACCCAAAACCTCACCTCCGAAGGATTCGCTTCCGTGGATATTTCCATGACGCAATACGACACCGCTTTGTCCTAGCCCACCACGCCCGCCGACCGGCTCCCCGGCACAATAGGGAGCCGATTTTTTACGAGACAATAAAATGGAAAAATACACCTACACGCAAAACATCAAAGCCGCTGCGGCCCTCACCACGCTCGGCTTCCGCCACAAAGAATCCTCGCCATGCGTGCGAGTCCACCGCGAAGACGGCAAGGAGACATCCTCCTTCTGGTTTGAAGAGAACGGCCCGAACGGCCTCCGCGCCTCGAAAGTCATTTTTTGGATGACCAAAGGCCACGCCGAACTCGAAGAGTCCGACCCCGAGCATCCGGTCAATTACATCCGCGCCGGTTTCGTGAACCGAGAAACCTGGATCGATGTCCACAAGAGCACCCCTCGCGTCCTCGAGCTCAAGCGCAACGGAAAAATCCTCTACCTCTCCGAGAACGCCGACGAAGAAACCCGACGCAAATTCTCCAAACTTTTCTAGAAACAAAAAACCATGAAAAAACAAACCCAACCCACCACCACCGACACCGACCTCCTCACCGACGACGAAGTCCTCCGCGAGCAAGCCATGAC